GCCTGTGTCGGTGTTACTGGCGAAAGCTATTGCAGGGTTCGCTGCTGTCCCGTCTGGAAGCAACAGCGAGCCGGTCATCGTATCGCCAGCCTTCAATACTTTCGTATCGTCTGGCGCTCCGGGCTTGTTGTCTACATATTGTTTGGTCGCAATACCAAGTGGTGCTATAGGGTTTGCCTTAACCAAGCCTAATCCTGTCGCACGTTCAAAGAATAAGGCACGGCCTGTCATGAAGTTGCCGTTACCATATGCCTCAAGTGAGAAGTTGCTACCTTCGTTTGTGACGAAATTATCATCTTCAGGAGTATCATCCCCTATATGCATAAGCCATCTTAAAGATCCATTTCTTGATCCTGTGATGGTTGCATCTTGACTGTTTCCAGTCTTATTGATAGTGAACCCCGGATAATATGCTGAAATGGTTAGGCTACCAGTCATCGTGTCGCCAGCCACGTTGACATAGCGAGTATCTGCTGTAGCTTGATCTAAACCACCGGGAGCAACTTCATTCCATGCTGCATTTTTTCGAGCGTACTGCTTCCCATCTGTTGGAGCTTCGCCGAGCGGACTGTCAGAGCCGGGAACACCCTGCGGTCCTTGGATACCTTGCGGTCCTTGTGATCCTGTAGCACCTGTGGCTCCGGTGTCGCCTTTTGGTCCTTGTATACCTTGAGCACCTGTATCACCTTTCGGTCCTTCAATACCTTCCGGTCCTTGTGGTCCTGTTGGTCCTGTTGGTCCTGCTGGGCCTATTGGTCCCTGCGGTCCTACTTCACCCGGTACACCCTGTGGTCCTTGCGGTCCTTCAATCGCTCCTGCATTATTCCAAGAGTCACCATCCCATACCCAAACATCTCCTGTACTTTCAACAACATAAGCATCGCCCGGATCGTTTCCTGTTGGGGGCAGACTGCCTACATCAGGAACTGTCCCTTGGATATTCATACCAGTGCCAGCAGGGCCTTGAGCACCTGTATCGCCCTTTACGCCTTGTGGGCCTTGTATACCTTGAGGTCCGGTATCACCTTTCGGTCCTTGAGGGCCTACATCACCCTGTGGCCCCATAGCACCTGTATCGCCTTTGATGCCTTGAATACCTTGTGGTCCCTCAATACCCTGCGGTCCTGGTACGGTCGAAGCTGCTCCTGTATCGCCTTTAACACCTTGAATGCCTTGAGGCCCTACATCGCCCTGCGGTCCTTGTGGTCCCTGAGGCCCTACATCGCCTGTATCACCTTTAATACCTTGGATACCTTGCGGTCCTGTCGGTCCAGTTGCTCCGGGAGGTCCGGGCACTGTTGATGCTGCTCCAGTGTCACCCTTTGGTCCGGCCGGTCCCGCAGGTCCGGGTACAGTAGAGTCCGCTCCTACTGGGCCGGGATCACCTTGCGGCCCCGCAGGTCCAGTAGGGCCTTGTGGCCCCGGCGCTCCCGGCGCACCAGTAGTTCCTTGAATGCCCTGTGGGCCTTGTGCGCCTGTCGCACCAGTGGCACCTGTATCTCCCTTGTCGCCTTTATCGCCTTTCGGGCCTTGTGGTCCAGTGGCTCCTGCTAGATCGCTAAGAATTGTCCAATAGGCTGTGTCATTGCGGATTGTTGCAGGTGGCGGCGAGCTTGTATGTTCTTGAATACATAACGCAATAACGCCTTCAACATTATCAGTGACCAAATCATTCGGCAAATAATGTGTGCTGTTCGCCCATTCACCTCTCGGAGCGACACCGACAACAACCCGGTTCCAATACGTCGGATGCGCTGCACGATCCTGTGCGAAGGTCGTGGGTACGCCCGCACTGGTATGTTGTGTGATACACACCCAAAACGATTGATCAGTCGAATCAATAGCCGTAGTACCGGGACTGTATAGCTTATTATTCTGCCAAGCAGTGGTATCAACTCCTTGAAAGATCGCGAACAGAAGCTCGTCAATCTTAACCGTGTTGCTGTTGGTCAGATCATGCCAAGGCCCCTGACGGAAATCAGGAAGATTGAGCCTGAAGTTTTCGGTATATTCTGTGGTCATTGGAGCGCCTTTACAAAGTGCGTCGAGACACCACCGATACGGCGAATGGATACCATAAACCTATAACCGTTTGTCGCATTGTATGGATCGCCTGAGTTTGGCGCTACAGTATATCCAGAGAATGAAAGCGCACTGGCACCCGGTATATTTGATACGAGGATGTCTATCGCACAATCGTTCGCAGGTGGTGCTATGGTTGTCGCACCAGCATTATTGAAATACTGATAATTGCCATTGTAAGCGTTAGGTGTGAAACCTCCTGCGACGTTCCCTGCGTTGTATGCTGTAGGTCTGAAGCCGCCTGTTGTTGTTTGGTTGCCTGCAACTTTCAACGTAGTGTTAGCGACAGTGGTTGTAAGATTATTTAAAGCCGTTTGCAGTGCCGCGATAGCAGTATCTATTCCATCAAGACGTGTTCCTTGATCCACATTAACTTGGTTGAGTGCCTTTATCTGTGTCTCTATATAATCGATAGCGTCTTGAACGTTATCTTTTGGAATGTTTGGATGAGCCGCGTTTGACCACGAAACAGCATTTGCTGTCACCACTCCGACATCAGACATATCTAGCAGGAACGCCCAATTTGCTTGGTCGTCAACGATAGAACCTGTAGATGTGCTAATATGTTTAACAGTACACAGAGCCATAATTCCGCGATCAGAGTCATAAGCCAGATCGTATGGGAAATATTGAGTGCTCTGTGTCCATTCACCCCGAGGAGCAAAGCCTGTAAGCAATCGGGTCCAATATGTTGGATGTGCAGTACGATCTTGTGCGAAAGTCGTAGGAGTCGCTGCGCTCGTATGTTCAATAACACACATCCAAACCGTAGCATCGATTGTATCTAACAGACTTACACCTGTTAGATAATGTGTCGAGTTTGCCCAAGGAGCAACATTCGCCTGTGACATCGCACCAAAGAGAAGTGAATCAATTTTCGTGAAGTCACCGTTGACAAGATCATGCCACGGTCCCTGACGAAAATCAGGTAAGGCAAGTCCGAAGTTTTGTGTGTACTTGGTTGTCATGTTGTGTGTCTCACACAGTTATCGAACAAAGCCACTCGACTTATTACGAGCATACAAAAACGACAGATTAATAATTTCGAGCTTCTTGGTTGTAAAGCCGGTCAACTTAAATTTTATAGACTTAAACTTTACCGGCACTCCAAACAATCGTGGATCACGGGAACGGCGACCCATGCCATAGCCAGTGGGATCATGCGTCTTTGGATCGAAGTTTGCATCATCAAAGCCATAACCAGCAGCATCGTTACCAACGAATGTCATTGATACTGCGGGCGCATAGATCACGTTACCTTCGGAATCTTTGTATAAATTATCTACATAAGCATCGAACGTAAACTCAGCGTCGCCTTTTGTTGCTATGCTTACGTACCGGAGTTGTTTTAGCTTCATGGGATCTTTGCCATCGATCCATGGGAGTTCCAGCTCGATCTGGATCGCGCGACCTTCGTACCGTATCCACTGAAGGGGGTGGTTCTCCCGTTCCTGTTCGAACGTGATACCAGCCGGTTTCGCGTTTACTCCCGGTCCCATCCATTCCCATACCTCATGTGTAAGAGCATCAAATACTAGTTCCCCCGGATCATAGGATTGAGCCCCGGTAACAAACGTTGTATCACGATCATGCATACGATCTGCATAATGGTTCTCGTATTCAAATGTGCTATTACCTGAACGGAACATTCTCGTTCCCTTAGTAAGATACAATCTCCCAAGAATGCTTGTCCATGCTGCTGTCCAATCCATATCATCATACTGTGACCAAGCATTCATTTTCAGTCGAGGATTAAATGTATAACACAATACCTTTCCATCAGGCATGAACAACAAGAAATCATTGTTTAGCTTATCAAATGCTGCAAACGATTTATTGAGTTGCTCATCGTCTGTGAGAGCACCGACAATCCTTCTGTAAGTCGGAGCAATAGCCGTTGAGAGGTAATCAGAGGTGATAGAGTCCGGGGCATATAGATTTCGTTTCGCACTCGCCAGACCGCTAAGTCCTCCGAACATAATATCGTTTTCGATAGTGACGATTGTCCGGTTGCCCAAGATACCAAACTGCGGAAGTGTATCAGGGAATTTCGGTACATGGTTGCCTTCCTCATCATAATCACCAAGCTTTACCTGAAGAGTGATATTCTGGAGGAACACAAGCAAATATGTCCTGAAACCAGCAATGCCGCGGATTGCGGCTGCGCCTTCAGGAGCGTATGCACCAACATCGATTGAAATGGAGTCATTCGGATCAGCATCACCGGGAAACACACCAGCAGTGCCCTTAGAACTGATATAGATTTCTGTAGGTTTACGCTTTACAATTTGGATCGTGCCTGTGACTGGCGGTACAAGTGCCGTCTCAACAATGTTTGCAACACAATGATAGTTGGCAGCTACGCAACCATACTTACCAATTGGCGTAAGTGCGTTACCACCTACAGGATCGCCAAGATAGGTAACAGTCATATCAGGCTTGACTACAAGAGGTTTGGTCTTTCCCGTATGGATGACAAGCTGATCTTTGAACGGAACAAAACTTACTTGCTTGAACAGTGGTCCCTCTGGAACTGTGTTTGCAGGGAACCCTGCCCAGATCACTGTTTGAATTGTACCGTCTTCATTAACCTTGAGAACATAACCATCCTCACAAAATACAACATTCCATGTATTGTAGTACGTGCCATCAATAATGGGAGAGTTATGAGTGTTTCGTATGTCACACACAAAGCTTTGTCCGAAGCGCACTGCTTGCGCTCCAGACGTGGTACGATGAAAGTTGATGAGAGATACCTGATAGTTCGGCTTCATCGACAAGTCTTCGTCGATGCTATTCCAGCCGCCACCGAAGCCTCTGAGCGTGGACGAGTCCAGCTTAGAGGCGGGCCTGGCCTTCTTAGACCTCTTGAATGCACGAACCACGAGCAGCCTCCAAATCCTAGGGATTTGGACTTGTCGGATACCAGTTATATGGAACTCCGCCACCCGTTTTGTTCGGGGTAATCTTCCTGCGTGCTAGGTTCGAGGTGATCTCAGAGAACCTATCATCTGCAAGATTTTGCTGATCCTGAGCCGCTCCAGCATTGATATCGTCACCGGATAGTGTTGTCCATGCAACAGCGTGAACAAGCATGTCCTCATCGAGGTCCATGACATCATCCCAATCCCACGGATTTAATTTACCATCCGCAGTGAAGCTTCTCGGATAATGTCTCCAGCATACAACAACTTTGCCAGTGGTGGAAGGAGGAATGATCTGGATACGCTTCCACTGATAATCGGGATCGATTGTCGGTAAAGCTGTCCAAAACAAAGCACTCGTACCACGAAGCGAGTTCGGATTGCGTCGTCGATCTAAGATCGGAATTTCGAAGTTGGAGTTCTCAGGGAAAACTGAGAAGATATCCTCAAAGTCCCTCAAGTGTTGGAATACCGGATCGACAATCTTTCCGGTTATCCCATCGATTTCAACAAGCGACCATGAGGTGAACTGATCCCATGGGTACTTCTTGTGAAACAAGTTAAACGCCCGGATGCAGTCACGAAACATACGATCATCGCCATATGTCTGTACTCCTGCACCCGGCACGTCGCCAAGCAACTCTTGAGCGTCGGTAACGATCTCTCGGATTGTCTTGGCCATGTTGTGTGTCTCACACTAAGCTGCGTACTGCCTGATCCCGTGAAGACCGCCATTGTTATTGGCGTTGACCGAACTGTCAGCACGAATACTGACAATGTACTCTTTGATGCCATCGGGAGCCGCAGTGGGGATATACTGACCACGCGGATCGCCTGACGTGGGAGTTGCCGGATCGGTCTGATCGGGCGCAATCCACTTGGCGAACGCGAAGTCAATAAACACATTGGCTTCCTTGGCCCACTCAACCGAGCCCTTGTACGGAAGCGAGAGGTTCGCACCTCGTACAACCGTAATCACGGCAGGGGCTGTGGTATGGGTCGGCATGCCTCTCGCACCAAGAATGCGATAGAAAGGCTTTTTGCCAGTAGCACCAGCCACAGCAAAATCCTCACACAGAGGTTGGCCAAGGTAGTCCTCACCGAACACACGAATGCTCGTCGAGCCAGTCGGAGCAGTGGTAACCGCTACGACAATGTTCCGACCATACGGCGTGTCGGTAAGAACCAACGGATCACCAAGATACCCTGCTTGGTTCGCTGGCATGTTGATCGGTAGGGGCGTACCAGCGGCAAGCGGCCTCCCGAGGCTGAATACACTACCCTCATTCATGTTGAGAGCAGTTGAGAATTGCATGCCGGGAACATACGCATTGATGCCCTGCATGAAGTTTTGACGATCACGAAGCATATCTCAATCTCCTTTAAGCTGCCCGCTCATCTTCGTCGGGATCGCGTGGAACATAATCACCTACTTCGATCTTCCCGCGAGCTTCAGCGAGGTTGATAACCATCTGCTCAAGTTCACGGTAGCTAGCGGAACGGAGAGCTTGATCTTGGGACATGAACATCTTCCCAAGTGGACTGTTCGGATCGTTCAGACCTTCGAGTTGAATGATCTTCGGTTCCTTATGAAGTCCGTAATGACGAAGCATGGCCATGCTCTTCACACGAATTGCATGACCACGCGGGAAATAAACTAGATACCCTGCGTCCTCGTCTACCAACTTCTTCTTGATACCATCTTTGGTCCAGAAGTGCTTCTCGCGCTTGACCGAGCCCTCTTGCTTGACAACCACGAAGGCAAGTCGCGAACCGTTGAGGATACCAGAAACAGCCATCTTAATCTCCGTTTGTGTGTCTCACACGAACTACGAGTTCGTGAGATATGCGTGGGTGCGGTATTGCCTCCACGAACAAAGCTGACCTTCCCACACAACACGGCGGCCAGTGGCATCCATGTTCCACGGAGAGGAGAGCTTCTTGATCTTCATATTCGCACCACGCAGGACATGGAGCGTGAGATATTCTTCGTTCACGAAGTAGGCATCGTTCGACGCCAGCTTTTCATCAAAGAGAAGCGGGACGCCATTGTGGGTGGTTCCACTGATCCCGAGGTTGACAAGCTTGCGACCTGTGCCGGAATCCTTGAGCTGAATTTGCTGCTTGTCTCGCGCCGCAGCTTTATGCATTCGGTAGATGTTTCTTCCGGCGAATATGACTGTCGGTCGCGGGGAAGATTGCCCATCGGTAGACCTGTTAAGATCAAGCTCGATAATGTCGTCGAAGGCTTCTTCGATATTCTCCGGCGAAAGCGTGCCGTTGAAATCATAGGACGAACTCCTCCACTGGGACTCAGTGCCCAAGTTGATGCCACCTACTGAACCCACGGTAGGATCAGCAGGAATAAGGTTACCAAGACCATTGGGATCAGAACCTGTTCCAACGGAGGTGTGGTACTTCGCGAACATTCTCTTGATCGATTCGTCAAGAGCCTGAATTTTCCCCTTGAGGATTTTAAAGATTTCTGCACGGCCCTGATTTTCATCCTCTTCCTGATCGGAAATGATGAGGGAGCCAACAACGCGAGACATATAGTACTCTACGGTGCTGAACTCATTCGTCTGGTCGATAGACACAGTATCATAATACTGCATCGACTGGACGTTCGGGTTAAGACCCGTAATCAAGGGGTTGGTGATCTGTGGACCACCATCCTCAGTGACCACACGCTTCTTGGCGTGCAGATAGGCACTGACCGTGCCACTGATCGCGGAAGCCATGATAAGCTTTGCCCGCGACCGATCTAGCATTGAGTGAACGATTGTATCGAGAACCATGACTTCACCTGTCTGTGTGTCTCACACAGGTTACCTACGAGCTGAATTGCCGAGGACTTCCCGTATGATTGCGTCGTATGACATACTCGGATGGGCTGGGCCAGCGGGGCCTCGACCATTCGTGTCACCACCAGATGGGGCCATACCCTGCCCATTTGGTAGACTCCGAGACGGAACGTCTCGGGTGCCATTTAGCCGCTGTCTCTGAGTACGGGATGGGGGTTGCCTAGGATTGACCCCATTACGCATCAGGTGAAGTTGGATTTTGTCCCAAATCTCTCCCAGTGACATATGCTGAAACCGGGGTTGCTGAAGAACTGCATGGAAGATATGAGTGAAGGGTATAGCCTCTCTCGTCTTTCCGAAGAACTCCGATACTTGTCTCTCCGCTTGCTGGAGGTATTGGGACTGAACTTGCTGTTCTTGACGTTCTGCTTGCTGCTGGTTAGTAAACTGTGCTACAGGAGCAATACCCTGTTGGATTTCTTTCCTGATCTGCTCTACCAAACTCTTGGGATCGAGCCCGTTTGGGTCCATTCCAAGCTGACTAATATCTATACCAGATAATGCGGCCCGTGTCAAGAGGTTTTTTAACACACCTACGGGGTCGGATTGAGCCTGTTTGTAGTACTGTGCAGCCTCGATCAGCCCTTCTTTTGGCAGTTCAAATGCGTTGATTTGGTTGACATATTGCTTAAGCTCGCTGAGTTCTTTCTCAAAACCAAGGCCAATCTCAACAGCACGATTGAGCTTCTGTCTCTCACCCTGCATCTGGTTCTGAATATTACCTGTCGCAGCACGAATGTAATCGCTAGCCTGCTTATGAACACGCTGATAAATGCGAGCTTCACTCCCAGCACGAGCAATAAGTTCACCCGTTCGAGCATCGACAAGATTGCCCTTCTTGTCCTGCCTAAAGGTCGAGCGAGGATCAAACTTAAGCGTATTCTGCCGCAGGGGATCTTGCTGTTGTCGTTGCTCACCCCGTTGAGAATCTTCACGACGCTGAGGGCGTTCCTGTTGTTCGTGTGTATCATACGAACGCTCTTGACCTTGCTGCAAAGCAGGCTCGCCTTCATCACTGTCAGTGCCTTCATCGCCATCACCCCAATCAAGAGCTTCAGTCTCAGGAGCTAAGTCCTGATCCGTAAGACCCAACGAGTCCTTGATGACTTCCATACCAACACTGTCGTCGCCGTCTAGTCCGCCTGCCATTTTATTCTCCTGTGTGTGTCACACAACTATTGCATCATGAGTGGGGGTGGAGCCGTAGGTCCGCCGGGAGGTGGTCCGCCTCCTCCACCGGCTACAGCCTGTTTCAGGAATTGAGCGATTTGCTCTGGAGGTGCGCCAGAAGCATGCATTTGCTCGACCTGCTTCTTTACTTCTGGCGGTAGATTTGCTAGTTCGGGTGGAATGCCGCCTCCACCCGGAGCGGGAGGCATTCCGGGTGGTCCTCCTGCTGGCGGTCCTGCTGGCGCTCCACCACCCGGTTGAGGTGGCGGGGGTCCATTCTGACCGGGCTGAGGTGGGGCTGCGGCACCTGTAGAATTGCCCCGCATCATGTTCATTTCCATTTCCTTCTCCATCAAATCCCAATCCTCGGGCTTGATGACAACCTCAG